CAATATAACTGCTGAAGCATCATTTGCAAGAGCTAATGCTGCCAATGTATTAGCACAAGCCGCATTTAATCAAGCTAATACCGCCAATATTAAAGTAGATTCCGCATATGCATTTAGTAATACTGTAAATATCAAAGTTGATGCCGCTTTTTCTTTTGCTAATACAGTTAATATCAAAACAGATGGTGCTTTTGCGTTTGCAAATACCACTAACATTACTGCTGAAGCTGCATTTGCAAGAGCTAATGCCGCCAATGTTTTAGCACAGGCTGCTTTCAATCAGGCTAATACCGCCAATATCAAAGTTGATTCGGTATTTGCATTTGCCAACATCGCAAACATTAAAGTCGATTCGGCATTTGCATTTAGTAACACCGTAAACATTAAAACTGATGCGGCTTTTGTTAAAGCCAATGCAGCTTTAGCAAATACTGGAACAAGCGTAACTGCAAATGGTTTAACAGTTTACACTTTTGCAAATACCACAGTTTCAACATCCAACACAACAGGTGCAGTAGTTATCTCAGGTGGTTTAGGTGTTAAAGGAAGCATATATGCTGATGCAATATATGATGGTGGAGTTGAGGTAATTGCTTTTGCCAATGCAGCATTTAATAAAGCCAATACCGCAAATATTACCGCAGAAGCTGCATATGCTTTTGCTAATACTGCTAATATCAAAATTGATTCTGGATATGCTTTTGCTAATACTGTTAACATTAAAACAGATGCCGCTTTTGTTAAAGCCAATGCAGCTAATGTTCTTGCACAAGCCGCTTTCGATAAAGCAAATCAAACCGCACAATTAGCATTTACAACAGTTTCCGCAAATGGAACAAGTTTAGTTGCAGATGCAAATAATGACACATTAACAATTACTGCGGCAGTTGCAAATGGTATTCAAATTCTTGCAAATGCAACTTCTGATACATTAGACATAGGACTAAAACCATCTGGCGTCACCGCAGGAACTTATGGTAATACATCTACTGCCGTAACAATCACAATCGACCAATTTGGTAGAATTACTTCGGTTAGTCAAACGGCAATTACGGCGGTTGAAACAGACCCTCTCGCTTTAGCATTTGCAATTGCACTAGGATAAAAAATGGCAACAATTTCAACCAGAGCACAATTTAAAGACTATTGTTTGCGCCGTCTAGGATTTCCTGTCATTCAGATTAATGTGGATGATGACCAAGTTGAGGACAGAATAGACGATGCGTTAGCATTTTTCAATGACTATCATTGGGATGGTGTTGAAAAAATGTATATGAAACACAAAATTACGGCAGAAGATATTTCTCGCCGTTGGATTTACGCACCTGATGCGGTTACATTTGTGACTGGTGTTTTGCCATTTGATGATTCCAATTCATCAATCAATATGTTTGACTTGCGTTATCAATTGCGTTTGCATGACCTCTATGATTTTACATCGGTATCTTATGTGTCATATGAAATTACCATGCAACATATTCGTTCATTGCAACTATTGTTTTCTGGCACACCGCAATTTCGCTTCAATCGTCATATGAATAAATTGTTCCTTGACATTGATTGGGACAGAGATTTGCAAGAAGGTGAATATGTTGTTGTTGAATGTTATCGTAAACTAAGACCAGATTCAATTACACTAACAGGTGCGGTTACAGGCAACACATCTTCAAATACTTTACTTGGGTACGGCACAATTTTTGACCAAGAAGTTTTAGAAAATGACTTCATCGTAATTGATGGACAATCAAAACAAATTCGTAACATTAACTCAGCAACACAAATTACATTAGTTGGTCCAATGACTGCAAATGTGAACAATGTTTCAGTCACCATATCAGGCATCTCTGATATTTGGAATGACCGATTTATGAAAAAATATACCACCGCATTGATTAAAAAACAATGGGGTAACAACCTTAAAAAGTTTGGTGGTATTCAAATGCCTGGTGGCGTTACATTAAATGGTAAAGAAATATACGATGAAGCCGCAGAAGAAATAAAAGAGATTGAAGAAGAAATGTTTAACTTCAATAGTCTCCCAAGCGAAATCTTTACTGGATAATAATGAATGCCTACCAATTTTTACTTCAATAACTTTCCTCTTGAGCAGATTACCTCAGAGCAATTGCTCGTTGAGGATTTGGTCATTGAAGCCATGCAAATCTATGGCATGGATGTTTATTATCTTCCCAGAACAGTAAGAGCAGGTAATGAAATAGATTATCTGTATGGTGAAGATACACTTAAAGAATATAAAACTGCATATCAAATTGAGATGTATCTTGAAAATGTTTCAGGTATGGATGGTGAACAAGACTTCATTTCTAAATTTGGTTTAGAAATTCGAGATGAAGTATCGTTACTGGTATCTCGCCGTAGATTTAATTATTCAGTAGGTGCTGCAAATTTATCGCACCCTAGAGAAGGTGATTTAGTTTATATTCCTTTGGTGCAAAACTTTTTTGAAATTACATTTGTTGAACATGAAAATGACCAAGCAATGTATTATACATTAGGTCGTGGTCGTGGCGGTAATGTTTATGTTTATGCATTAAAACTTAAACAATTTGTATTTTCAAACGAAATTATTTCTACTGGTATTGATGAAATCGATGAACAAATTCGTGATAACTATACCAGAAGTCAACTTACAATGTCTGCCTCTGTTGGTTCAGGAACTTATACCTTAGATGAAATTGTATTTCAATCACCAGACAGAACATTGGCCAATGCAACCGCTCAAGCAATCGTTCATGCATGGTCAACAAGTCCAACTAGAAAATTGGATGTTTATCGGGTAATTGGTACTTTTGCTAATGCATCAAACACAATAGGTGCAACATCAGGTGCATATTACACAACATCTGGTACAATCAATGATGATGCATTTGATAACAATGCATTTGAAGATATTATTGACAACAAGAGAATTGAAACTGAATCCGATTCAATCATTGACTTTACAGAAGTCAACCCATTTGGTGAAGCATAATGTTAGGTAATTCACACTTTTATAATCGCACAATTCGTAAAATTGTGGTTGGATTTGGAACAATTTTCAATGACATTTATCTTCAGAGATATAATAAGTCAGGGTCAACTGCGTATGAAAAATTTAAAGTTCCTCTTTCATATGGTGCCAAAGAAAAATATTTAACTCGCATTACTTCAGACCCAACTTTGATAAAGTCTATCAATACTTTGGTGCCTCGTATTTCTTTTGAACTGACAGGTATTAGTTATGATTCTGGAAGAAAACAAATATCAACATTACAAAATTTTAATAATTCTACCACAGGTTTAAAAACACAATATTTACCTGTTCCATATGATTTTAATTTTTCATTGTCAATCTATGTTCGTAACACAGAAGATGGCACCCAAATTATAGAACAAATTTTGCCATTTTTTACACCAGACTTTACTGTTTCAGTAAACTTTATAAGTGAGATGGGTAAAAAATATGACATGCCCATTATTTTAAATTCTGTAAACACGACAACGGATTATGAAGGTGACATGATGAGCACCCGATTAATTATTTGGGATTTAGAGTTTACAGTAAAATCATTTTTATGGCCACCAGTAAAGAGTGGACAAGGACTGATTGGAGAATCATATGCAAATACTGCCGCACCAGGTGGTGTTTCATATGGTCGTGTAATTACAAACATGCATATCGAACCTAACGATACAATTACACAACAAGTTACTGTTGATTATGCAAATGGAAATAATTACTTTACAACAGGTGAAACAATACGAGTTCAAAACAGAGGCGAGATTACCGGTAAAGTATTATATTTTAGCAACTCAAATACAGGTACATTAATTGTTGGAAGTTTAACTGAAACACTTGAAGCCAACAATGTTGTTCGTGGCGATTATAGTGGCGCAAAATATACAATTACTGCGGTTGATAAAACACCAATTAAAGTAGTTCAAATTGTAACTACTGCTGATCCAATTAATGCTGAACCTGATGATGAATTTGGATTCTCTGAAACTATAACTGAATGGCCTAATATAACATGAAGAAGTTAAATGAAAAATTGTCTGAAGTTTTAGATGTAGAACCCATTCAATTTGAAGTTGTCGAATCTAAAGAACCAACACCAGTAGAAACTTTGCCTGCAACTGTCGTAGATGACGATGCTTCTTTTGCAAGATGCAATATTCGAAATCTTATTGAAAAAGGCAATCAAGCAATGGATGATTTGTTGAATGTTGCAAAAGCATCTGAACATCCAAGAGCATACGAAGTTGCCGCAGGACTCATAAAAAATCTTGCTGACCTAAATAAAGACTTGCTTGAAATACAAAAAAGACGAAAAGATTTGTCTCCACAAGAATCGTCATCTATTAAAAATGTAAATGTAGATAAAGCAGTATTTGTTGGGTCTACCGCAGAGTTAGTCAAACTTTTAAAAACTAATAAATAGGTCACTATGGAAACTTTAATCGAAATGATGCGTAAGGTTTTGGCAGATACTTTTGCCATGTATCTTAAAGCACACAACTATCATTGGAATGTGGAAGGTTCAAACTTTCCGCAATATCACGATTTTTTTGGAAATCTTTATCAAGAACTGCATGGTGCAGTTGATCCAATCGCAGAAGAAATTCGTGCATTAGATGCCTATGTACCCGGTTCACTTTCTCGTTTCTTAGAACTTACTGAAATTGAAGATGAACTTTCTATTCCAAATGGTGTAGAAATGGCACGCCGTTTAATAGTAGATAATCAAAAAGTTATTATGACACTTGACATGGCATTTAAATTGGCAGATGAACTTGACCAACAAGGTTTGGCTGATTTTATTGCTGGTCGTTTAGATGCACATAAAAAACACGGATGGATGCTTCGTAGCATTACAAAATGAGTGATGGATATCTTGGTAATGACAACCTAAAACGAATTGGTGTAGAATTACAATACACCGAAGAGCAGGTCAAAGAAATATTAAAATGTTCGGAAGACCCTCTTTATTTTGTTAGAAATTATGTAAAGATTGTCAATGTGGACAAAGGTCTTGTCCCATTTGAAATGTGGCCTTTCCAAGAGGATATGGTCAAAACATTTCACAACAATCGTTTCTCAATCTGTAAAATGCCTCGTCAGGTTGGTAAAACAACAACTGCGGCAGGTTACATGTTGTGGTCTGTTTTATTCCAAGAAAATTACAATATTGCCATTCTTGCAAACAAGGGTTCTCTTGCTCGTGAGATTTTAGGCCGTATTCAATATGCATATGAGTATCTTCCACTTTGGTTGCAACAAGGCATCAAAGTTTGGAACAAAGGTAATATTGAATTAGAAAATGGTTCTAAGATTAATGCATATGCAACATCTTCTGCTGGTGTTCGTGGCGGTACATACAATCTAATTTTCTTAGATGAGTTTGCTTTCGTTCCTAAAAACATGGCAGACGATTTTTTTACTTCTACCTACCCTGTTGTTACTTCAGGTAAAACAACAAAAGTCATCGTTGTTTCTACACCATACGGATTGAATCATTTCTACAAAATGTGGATTGATGCGTCTGAGTGTCGTTCACTATACAAACCATTGGAGGTCCATTGGTCTCAAGTGCCAGGTCGTGATGCCAAATGGAAAGAAGAAACGATACGCAACACTTCTGAAGAACAGTTCAGGCAAGAATTTGAAACTGAGTTTATCGGTTCATCGGCAACACTTATTTCAGGCTCTAAACTTCGTAGTTTGGCATTTTTCGACCCAATCTACCAAGAAGAATGTTTTGATATTCACGAACAACCAAAACCAGGTAGATTGTATATCTGCACAGTTGATTGTTCTGAAGGTGTTGGCGGAGACTATTCGACAATCAATGTCATTGATGTTTCGGAAACACCA